GCGTTGGTATGTAAGCCACAACTCTAGTTGTTCAATGGCAGTCATAGCAGTGCGTGTTACTGCACCTTTAGGCGACTTCATGGGAAAGCTAAACACTGTGGTGCTGTCAGGCTTCATTACATCAGGCTCTGCGGGTATGCCTTCAGAAACTAAAAACTGTGTGAGTGGGTCTTTGTTATCACCACGTACAGTACGAATGTAATAGGGATTATGCCGTGCATGAATGCCGCTGGCAGCATCGGTGAGTTGTGATACGGTGCCGCTAGGCTTTACGCACGTAACTGCAGTGGACTGTGGTATCTTTAGCTTTGTAGCAAAAGATGCATTTGTCTGTACTGCTGTATCACGTAGCATTTCAAGCATCACTTCTAGCTTATCACTTGGAGTCGCAGTCAGTGTGCTGTCCATGATACCAGTCAGTGACACGCCAAGCAGTCGTTCCTCTTCGGTATTTTTCTTCCACACATGGCGCAGATACTTAAAGTTAGTCAAAGTGGACTGGAATGTACCTAGAATGGTAGCAAGACGCACCTTGGTCTTTAGCACCTCAATGGTATCACTTTCACGCACCACTACCTCTGACAAATTACAGAACTGGTATGGGCGTAAGATTATCTCACTGCAAGGGTTGCAGCCGAAGTCATGGTCTGTCTCACGTCTACCATTCTTAGCCGCTTGCTTAATAGCTGATTGGCGATTAAATATGCCACGCTCACCAGACTTACTGTCATACAATGACAACCATTCACGCATAAACGTGCCCATCTCAGGCTTATTTTTGTAGGCTACAGAGTTATTAGCTAGAGCACGTTGCCCTTCATTCTCCCACCATTGGCCTGACTTAGCATGAGCCATCTGGTCATCATTAAGATTAGACAATGAAATCAATGCACTGCGGCGTACACCGCCAACGACTACAACTTCACCAATCTTGCACATAATATCATGGCACTCAATCGGGTAGAGCCTACGTCCTGCCGCACCTTTAAACTTCTGTACAACAAACTCAAACAACTCAACCAATGGCTGTGGGCCTGATGCCCTACCGCCAAATGTTTTAAGTCTAGCACCAGCAGGGCGCACATCTGACACATCCCACTTAGGAATTTGTCCTGTGTACAACATAGCAATAAGTTCTTTAAGAGACTTCGACCACCCAGGTCGGCTGTCGCCAACTTTAATTACGGTGTCTGTGCTGTGAAATTCTTCTGCTACGATGGGTAGCTTTTCGATACAGTGGCGTTCAACTGAGAAGCCTACCCCTGTACCGCACATAAGAATGTACATAGTCTCGTCAAACGCACGTGGGCTATCTACCGGCACGTATGAACAATTATATCCACCTACGTGACAACGGTCTAAGGCTGGCCCTGATGTCATCAATGCTCTCATGCTAGGCATAATAGACTGACTTAACACAGCATCTTCTAACTCACTTCTCAATGCAGGTTGTAACTTATAACCGTGTTTATTATACAAATGGTCAGCCATATAATCAAAATATCTGGATACAGTTTCACCCCAAGTCTCCCGACGTTGTTCGTCTTCTTTCCATCTCGCGTAGCGAGACAGAGCAATAAAATTCTGATAATCTGTTGGTAATTGGTTATTCATGTGCCATCCTCACGCTAATTTTAGCAGGTTTGATACCCTCGACATCAAACAATAAGTCTTCTAAATATTCTTTCAAAGTATCAGAAATTTCATCAACGTCAACGTTAAACTCATCTAAATCAATAGAAGCAGATATTGTAATGCTAGCTCTTATCTTCCTGCTCATTTTCTAGTTCCAAAATTAACCGGTCTAAATAAAACCGTGCTTTCCGCAAGTCCTCTATAGACTTGCCTTTGTAGCGTTCTCGCCACGTGTATTTGAGGGTATTACCTTTGCAATACCCCCTAAATTCTTCTGTAGTCAAAGCAGCTTTGATGGCCTCAATGCACTCAATCCCATTCTTTTTGTAGTGGGGTGGATTGTTAACCATGTCTACTTCTTTAAGTTTGCGCTTCATGTAATGCTCATGCCTTTCCATATTAATCACACGAACTCATACGAGACATAATAGCTACGTATTTACCTTTTTCATCAGTAAAGGTTTGCATAACTCTAGTATCATATCCCACGAATGGATAGCTTCTTTTATAACGCTCAATATCTTCCTGTAATTCTTCTTCGCTATCCGCGGCAAGTCTTATACGTACATCTTCAGCCATTTTCTGCTACCTTTATTGCTTCAGCAATTTGTTGTGCGATTTGGGGAACTATGGCGTTGCCTAATCCTTTAAGTCTGTCCACCCTTTTGGGTACCCCATTAGCCACTCTACCCACGTCGGGTTCAATGTTCCAGTCCCACTGTTCCGTACTTCTGGATGATTGCCCAACATTTTTTGCATCTTGTCGCCCGGCAGACCCGCTTTGTGTTCGCTGGCTGATGGTGTCGGCCACATCTTTACTTGTGCGCACAGATACTTCCTGTCGTACATATGTGTGTGACTCTTGCTTCCCACTGGTCCGCAATCCTTCCACTCCGATGCTCGCGGTGTCGGCCACATCCGTACTTGGTCCGCCAAGTTCGCACCGAACTTCAGATTTGGGTTCGTCTTGCTTATCCTGCGACCCTTCTCGTCCAGCTGCCTCGGTCCGCCCGTCACGTCCGTTGTCCTCGGTGTAGCCCACAATCCAGACTCTGTCCCTTCTGTGGGGAGCGCCGACGGAGCTAGCTGGAACAACAAACGTCCTTGTGGCGTAGCCTTGGGTTTCCAAGTCAAGGAGCACTTGGTCGAGCCCCAAGCTGATGTGACCATAAACGTTTTCGAGAACAACCCAAGAGGGTCTTTTGGATGCAATAATTTTGCTGATGTACGGCCAGATGTGGCGGTCATCTTGCGCTCCTTCGCGGAGACCTGCTTGGGAGAAGGGTTGACAGGGGTATCCTGCTGTGAGGATGTCGCAATCGGGAACAAGGTTGTCTGGGTCATTAGCTAATTCCTTTACATCAGATTTAATAGGTACATTATTCCAGTGTTGTTTCAATATGTCCCTACACCATTTTTCAATGTCACAGAACAATACAGGTGTTGAAAGTCCAGCCCACTCAAATCCTAGAGCAAAGCCACCGATACCACTACATAAGTCTACGTGTCTCACTACACGACTCCTACATGCTGTTATAGTTTGTTTTCACTTTCCTTTTGTATAACACGCAACAAGTCCACACGGTCTTGATGCACAGCTATTTTATCCAGCTCACCTTGGATAGCTTCAAGTATATCTGAGTGTTCTCCAATGCCCACTGGATTCTTTAAATATACCATAATATTTGTCTTATGCAAAGCAATGTTGCCTTGTGCATGCAACTGCAGCGCTTTAATTATATCAACCATTTAATGCTCCGTTATAGTTATATCTTTACCATCAGCAAGGCTTTCTTCACCAAACTCTAGCACTGCTTCAGTATCTATGGTGGCTTGGTATGCCATACCTCGTGTTAGCAGTGTGTAGAATACTAAGTCTTCTTTATGCATGTCATCCAAAGGATGATGATATATCTCAATTCCAAAGCCATCGTTTCCATCTTCATGTCGGACAACAACGGCAGAATCGCCTGGATTTAAGTTTACTGGGTTTTTTTCTGACATACGGCTACCTTTATAAAATGCTCTGCATCTACAACAGCAAGAGGCTTCTTGTGGTTCATTTTTACAATCAACAAAGGTTCTCCACCGGAGTCATGGCTAATTGCCTGTTCATAATAATTATAGAGTGTGGTCATACGTTCTGTGTTCTTACACTCTATGTCATACGGAAATTGCACGTAGGCGGCAGTTGACATCTGCACATCAACGCCATTGACCCCCATAGGCGTAGACCGCACATCAAGGGATGTTACTTTCTTTAAAATACTGAGCAACTGCTCGGCTACCCAGTTTTGCAATTTACGACCCTTCGCTTTCGCTGACCTCACCGACATCCGTTTTTTCGGCACGGACTTCATTAATGTGCTTCGCGGAGAAGGCGCAGACTTGGCCTTCGCAGTAGAGCGTGGGGAAGGGGATGCCTTCTTTGAGTTCCGTGATGAAGTCGTAGGCTTCCGCTTCAGTCGTTTTAAAGATTTTTGCTGACGCAGTGCCATCAGGTGTCCTGTACTGTATCGTCATGAGTACGCCAGTAGTCTGTGACTTGGGTGTACCAGACGAACTTGCGATTTTTGGCTTTACTTGGTAACTGTCTTCGGAATTCCAAGTTTGGCCAGCAATGTTTTTTGTAGTCGCACCATGTGCACTCAAACCCCAATACCCGATTACCGGTTTCTTTCTTGTAGAAAGATTCTGGAACATCAGAAAACTGTCGTTTAAACGGCTCAGTGGAGTCTGTTGCAGAAATGGATTTCTGTATTTTCTCATTTACTTCTTCCTTCTCCGGTTCATTGTCGGGGGCTTCAGTAAAGGCTATTTCTCCAGTAGATTTATTTAAAGCAATCCATCCTTTGAAAGGTTTTCCAGCACCCATACCATAGCCAATACCCTGTGCTACGTAACCAAATGAATCTTTGTCTTTAATTCTGTTGAAACCATCAGATGCACTAAACTTCTGTTCAAATGCAAATGGTGATGCAGTTTTAATATCCCAGATACCGTCGTCCAGTTCTACATCATATTCACCATTAATGACGGTGCCATCAACTTCGTAGGATACTTTAGTGTGTTTAGATTTTATTTCAATGCCAGCCGCTTCCATCAATGTGAACATGGCAGCTTCCATCAAATCACCCATAATCATACGCATTTTAAAATCATATGAAGGTGGTTCTGGTTCGGCGCCAGACGCTTGCATCTGTAGCTGGCAGGTAGGCTTGCCGATGTTACTCATACGCAATGTGAATTCTTTATCTTTAGGAGTGAATTGCTTTTCCATAGCATCACGAGCGTATTGGGCAAACCTATCAAGGGTGCGGGGAGACATCTCTGCCTCCCCACGAGCCGCCTTTGAAAGGAATGAAAGAAGGCGGCTTTGGTTTACATTCATGATGCCATTGACTCCGGTAAGTCATCGTTAAGTACATCATCCATTGTAACAGTGGTTGATTCTACGTCAACTATGTTTCCAGCAGAGCGTAATGCAGAATCGTAATCCTTCATCACATCCTTGTTTTCGGACTCAATGTATGAATTGAAATCCATCAACAATTGCTGGTCATCTTCAGTAAAGTCAAGTGGGCCATTCCCCACTTTAAATGTACCGACATAGTAAATCACAGAACCATTCTTTTCCTTCTTCAAGGAAACATCCATGTCATAATAGATGAATGGCTTGCGTTGAGCTGTCAACGCATCCAAAGGCACGGAGATAGGCATGAAGTTAGCACCACGTGCTTTCCACAATACCGGCATACCCACAACTTCACGTTTTTCACCGCTAGCTGTCACCGCATCATTGAATGTAATCTTGCCAAAAAGCATACGGAAGCATTTAATATCTTTCTGCTTAGTGGCCTGTTCTGCAGTCAGGTTTTCACGTTTAGATGATGGCACTGAACCACAACGCATGGTTCCTGTAGAGTCAGGAACTTCTGTCTGCGGATACAGATTGTTTGCCATAATCGACTTCCCTATGAACTCACCTTCAGTTTGGTCATAGTGAATATACTGATAACGTTGCTGAAACAATTGAAACTTAACTGTTTTAGCATATATGTTTTCGCCATCCACATTAACTGTGAACGTGCCCGATGGCAACGGATTACCGTTATCATCTTCAAAGTCACGATTAATTTTCAACACCGTTAGACTGGAGTTGTTCTTCGGAGGCATTTCTTGTCCAGTAATTTGAGCTAACTGCTCAAAAGATAGACCTTTACTTATAGTAGGTAATGAAGTCATTTTTGACCCTTCCTTAGTTTGAACGAGAGTTTTATCACATTGCTTGTTGGTAGTCAAGCGTAAAAGTGTCCATGTCTAGCCAATTTTTTCCGACCTCAACATCGACTTCAAGTGGCACCACCCACTTGACATTATATAATTCTTCAAAGTCCTTAGTTACACCAGTCATTGCATCATATGTAATCTTAGCAACCAGAGCTTCTTCACCTGGATACACATCAAGAACTATTGAATCGTGGACCGTATTGATGACAATAGACTTGCAGCTATGATGTCTAAGTGCACTGTGCAACGAAAGCATTGCCAGCGGCACCAAGCAACCACCCGCCATACCTTGTACAGGGTAGTTCTTGATGGAGGGCGCTCCCGATGCAGCACCTGAAGCAAGGCGTCTAGCATCCGGAAAAGCGAATTGCTGACCAGTAAGCAAAGTAACACTATTATGTGTAATAGCTTCAGTCTGCAAATCTTGATGCCATTTAGCAAGCTTTGGATAATTGTCTGTAAACGCTTTGTAATAAGCCATCTCACTTGGTGTGCCGGTAGACCCTCCATAGAGAGGTTTGAAGGTATGCGCTTTCGCTTCCGTTCTTTCATCCTTGGTAACTTTAGCCTCTGGCTTATCGAAAATAACTGACGCAGTGTACTTGTGAACATCGACTCCATCTAAAATATCCTTAATCATATTTTCATCACCGCTCATCTGTGCGGCAACGCGGAACTCAAGCTGACTATAATCAGCCTGTAATATTGTACCGTTATCAAACCTAGATACAACAACACGGCGCACTGGGAATGTGTTACCCCGTGGCTGGTTTTGGAAATTAGGGTCAGATGAAGATAGGCGAGTGGTACGAGTAATGCATTGGTTAAACTTAGGGTGTAATATCCCGTTGGGCTTCACGTTACGGGCTATACCACCCACAAAGCTAGAAAGATACACCTCGACTGCGTTAAGCCGTACAGCGGCTCTCAGGAAGGTTTCTGCACTTTCGTTACCCTTGTGAATAGCGGCACGTAACAGACGAAGCAATGTGGTTTTATCTGTGGAAAACCCGCTGGCAGATACATCAAGCACACCTTGTGGATTCATTGTGAGTCCGCCGATTTTAGGAAGCGGCTCCTGTATGTACCCTTCTCCATCACAAGATTTACACTTTGTGGGTTTCTTCCATAAATCCCCGTTAACTTTGGTTTTCCAAAACTCGCCCTTACCTAGGCATTGGCGACAATGCACAGCACGTGTTTTATGTATGCGCGTGGTCATCTTCTTCACAGTGGCAGCGAACTGTGCTGTGCTCATCTGTGGACGATGCAGGGGCTTACCCTTATCGTTTAGGCCGATGTTAAATATTTCAGCCCATTTCTTTTTGTCAGTGATGCGGCGTGAATATATCAACTCACTCATCTGTGCCGGCGATGCAAAGTTAACAGGGCGGTCGCCCATGACCTCGTGGCACACATCTTCCAGCTTTATCTGCAACTCAGAACGTTCAATCTGGTAGTCGGAGCGAACCTTGTGAAGTTCGGAAAAGTCAATCTTGATTCCATTCTGTTCTAATGTAGCCAACACAGGCAGGAAGTTGTTCATAAGCTTTAGATGCTTACGAAGCGGTGCGTTTCTATCTTCAGAATATAGCTTACGTTGTGCATAAAACAACTCACGTGTGGATACAACGTCAGCGATGCCATATTCCTCAACAATATCCTTTGGCATCTTGTCAAAGCCTATGCCGCTACGGATGTATTCTTCAATCAGGTCGCCCTTCTTTAAGGATACTTTGCGTCTGGTACAGCTATCAGCCAAGCTTACGCCCCAGTTCTGGCAGCGCAGTAATAGGTATTCACCAATCATGGTGTCGTATACATCACCGTCATACTTAAAGCCAGACTCCCATAGCCATACCAAGTCAAACTTAATGTTATGGCCGATGAGCAGTGTAGTCTTATCTAAAGCATTCTGTACATCATTGTGAACTTCTCGTGTGTCAATAGTTTCGGTATCGTGGTGAAACCAACGAAGCACCGGCTCGTCATCCTCAATAGCATATTGTACTGATACAAGCTTATTGTCCTTGTGAAATGGTGAAGGGTCAGTGCGCTTAGTCTCAGGGTTCTTTTGAAACATTGTTTCAACATCTAATGTAGTAATCATGCTGTGTACCTACTTGTTGCTGTTTCTAGGTTGCATACTATATTACCGTGGAATCCGGTCAACTTGTTTTTAGATATTGTGAGGTAACGCTGTCTTTCATTATCAGAAACGTCTTGTTTGCCAATACCAATAATCAAATCAGCTTCAGCGGCCTTGCCGGTTTTGCTATTCTCCATCATTGCATAAGTAACGTTAGTTCTACTCTCAGCATCCGCCGATGCTTGACTGATGCCAATGCCAAATACATTGTGCCGCTTACAAACTTCACGGAACTTCAAGTATATCTGTCGTAGCTTTTCGTCAGTGCGAGCAAAGGAGCCCATGACATCCAGCTTATCCAGTTGGTCAATGATGATGATGTCAGGCTTATGCCGTTCACAGTGCTTGTTCAGCCACTCAATACTGGCATCCACCTTGTCAAACATATTTAGGTTGGCGCCAATCTCTGTAAACTTTTCTTTTGCTTGTGCACGGTTAATGTATAATTGTTCACCATTGAATCCGGTGTACGCTGATATAGCACGCTTCATAGTACGAATGGCTGGTTCTTCGTTAGTAATAACGTGAACGTTGGCGCCTTGTGCACAAAAACCATTGGGTGCGGTAGCTAGCGATACGTAAAAAGCTGTCTTGCCAATCTCCGGTCTAGCGAAGGCAATCATAAATTCACCACCACGACCACCACGGACAACTTTAGCTAGTGATGGGATATTAAATTCCCAACAGTCAGCGTTCTTTTCAAACTCTAACAGTTCATCTAGGTCAGTGGTTACGGCAACCAGTTCATCTTCGGGTATAAAACCATCCTCAGTCTTATCCACTAAGTCTTTGATTTCATGTATTTTATTAGGATTGCCCTCCATCATGGCTAAACCCATGTCAGCAATCTGTCTACCAATCTCCTGTTGCCACATGCTTTTAAGCACGTCAGCTGCCACATCATCACCGATGGGTGGGTAGGCTTTCAAGTCATCAATAATTTCAGCAATCAGTTCGCGTTTAGCACGAGTAGCTGTGGGATTGTGAACCCGAAAGAGTTCACGTAATTCGTTAGCGGTTAAATCACGCTCATACTTTTCATGCCCAACAATAATTGTATCATACAAGTCGGACAGTTCGGATGGAAACATTGAACGTAGTACGCGTGTTCTGTTTGTATCATAAAACTCTTTACCAAGTAGGAGCTTTATTAATTGCTGTTCTGTAGTAATTTTTTAATCTCCTGCGCATCATAATATTTTAGGTCATCATCTATTCTTATTATTGTTGTTGACACAAAGTACGATAAGTATTTCTGTAAGTCAAGTGCCTTACGAGTGGCGTCAGGGTCTAGGCACACAAATACGTGTTCATACTTACGTAGCTGTGTCAAGTCTGCATCTTTCATATTTGTTCCCAACAACGCAACACCAGTAGCAACAGGGGATATAGCACAGGCGGAAGCCGAATCTTCAACGAGTACAGCTTGTGAATGTTCACCTGCTGTGAATAGTTTTTGTGATTTACCGTACCGATACCATTTTGGTATTGTTTTAGGTTTTAGGCTTCTACCAATAGCATCGTACGTGATGCCGTTTTCTTTTACAAGAAACACAACTCTGTCCTGCTTTGGGTCATACAGTATTCTTGCCCTGCCGTTTTCAAAAGCGTCAATGCAGTTGTTTCGTTTTAGGTAATTTAAAGCACGGACATTATCTGTAAAAGGTGTGAACCATTCGGGAACTGTAAAATTTTCCGCGCCATGATAGAAAGTGATAGTATCGCGGATTCTTGAAGCGATTTCTGTTTTTGAGCGTTCCATCTGCTCAGAGCCTTTTGTTTTGCAGCTTGCTTTGTAACAATTCCACAATAGCTTGCCATGTATTTTTGAAATGGTGAAAGTTTTGCTTGCACAGGAAGGGCAAGAGATACGGACAGAATTTCCTTCTGTCGGTGCATTCTTTAGAATGTAACTTTTCATAACCTCGGTGTTCCCTATATAGTATGTATCTGCGGGGAGTTAGCCCTTTTACCACATAGAAAAACATCCGTCAATAAAAAAAAAATAAAAAAAAAGCCCCCCACCGAAGTGAGGGGCAGTTGCGCTGAGATTACATATCTTTGAGCCAGAAAGGTTCTTCCTGCATTAGTTGGGAAGGAGTCGCATTGTCATAGACTGCATAATCATGCGTATCCACAAGCATCTTAGCAATGTCACCTAGGCTCATGTCATCCTTAACAAAGGTGAATAACACACGTTGCACTTTTTGTCCAGCACTTTCGCCATCAAAAAAGCCGTCCTGTGGGTCAAAAGCCTCCATCTCGTCTAGGTTGTTCTGAACACGGTCTACTCTTGACTGTGCTCGTCTGGCATCTTTTGATACCGTAGTGCTCCCTGCTGAAACCATAGACCTCTGACTCTGGTTTTGACTGACATATCCGTTGCCGAAGTATTGTCTGTTTGAACGGTGACGCGGAAACCGAGGCAAAGAGGGTGTGGCCTCCCTCTCCACTGGCAACCCAGCCCAATCAACCTTGAGTAAAGCAGGTATGAGATGACGTTCAAGCCACTCATGGTCAAAGTATTCTGTAGACCTGTGCTGATTCTTGTAGCCAACAGACACATTTGTACACTCTGGAATCAAAGATGTGTAGTTTGCGCTGTCAGTAAACGAACCCAAAGCGCACGGAGCCATAGGCTGCATCGGCGGAAGATTGTCCGACATCTGGTCAGCCAAAGCATTAGCAAAGGTAGCAGAGCAACACTCACCGCCTGATTGGTGGGTAATGATGTCACCATAGTCCATGCGGTCAAACGCAACACAGTGCTGAATACCATTGAAGTATTCTGGCTTGTGCTGCGACAGGTAGGTGGAACCAATGCCGCCCATCTCTTCACCGATGTGGAACACATAAAGGCCATCTACGCCTGCTTCAATGAGCCTGCATAGAATGTAGCAACCTAGCTTGTCATCAGCACCTAGAACGCAAGCCTTGGGCTTTGTAGCGCTATGTACTGTGTACAGTTGGTGCGTATCAACCCAGCCATCAAATTGATTGTTGGAGCCATACAGACGACCATCCAGCAACGTGTAAAAAGGAAACGTGTTACCCGCATCACGAGCTTCTTGTTTCATTTGAATATCGGTTACTTTGTCACCGGCAATGTTCTCGTACCAAGTAACCTCGGCTGGCACAGACGCATGGACATACAACTCACTGGAAATATGCAGTGTGGTGTACTCGTGATTGATACCGCTTTGCACAGTGTCAGTGTGGCAGCTAAACATAGTCTTAGGATTCTTACCAATCTGTACAATGAGATTGCCCTTGACATCTACGTGTGGTGTCACCTTTGGTTGTGCTTTGGCAATGAACGCAAGAAGCAACTCATTGACCTTGGCTTCTTTGCCATGTGGTGAAACTGTACTGAGCAAGTCATACAGCAACGGGTCAATATCTTTGCCGCGAACAGCAACAGGTATTTCGGAAACGTCAACCACTGGTTTGGCTGGTACTAGATTTGAATATAGTGTCGTCATTTTACTCTCCTGTAATTGTAGTCACACCTGGAAGTAGCGGTGCATGGGGTTGAAGTAGGTCGGCAAGATACTCGTCAAACATAGAGTCATCGAAGTTATCTGGATTGTCACACGTTGCAATATAACGCATGAC